GCTAATCGGCCCCTATTATCTCTTGTGTAATCTGCTGTTGAGAAACCTTGTTTTGCAAGTATAGCTTCTTCTTCTGCATTATTTTCTGCTACAGATAATGTTGATCTAAGACCAAAATTTTGTATGCCAGACTCTGTATCAAAGTTCGCTTGCGGAATGTCACCTTGCTTTTGTTGAATTGTTTTAGTTTCTGCTAGTAAATCTTCAAAAGTTTTTGATTTTGGTTCAACAGCAAACTGCCTGTCAATATCTTGAAGTTCTTGTTCGGTAGGCTCATTACCTTCAATTTCAACTCTTACAATTCCTTGTGGAGTTTCAACTCTTATTATACCCATTATGTGCCACTCGGTCTGATTCTTCTATATACAACACCTTGATCGTCTTCTGCTTTTTCATATTTTGTTCCAGCAGTTGCAGACCCACCTTGATCTATATTAATAAATTTACCTACATTTCTGTATGCTTCAGTAATTTCATCTCTTCTTGTATTGATAATATTTTTATAAAGTCTACCTAATTTTTCTTTAAGTAAATCTATATCACCCTCTCCTCTAAAAACATCAATACCGCCAACTATCTCATCAACCAATCTTCTATCATTATCAGATATAGTTTTACCACTTTCTCCAAGAATATCTGCTGCATTTCTGGCTTTTAATTCAGTGAGAACGGCTTGTAATCTTTTTAGTGGAGTTGTTTTTCCAGTACCTATATTTATACCAAATGATTTAGCCAACTGTGTACCAAAAGATTGAATTTGATCTCCAGCAGTTACACCAGTTTGATTTATTAAAGAAGCAATATCTCTAAATTGATCTTCGGCTCTTTTTAAACCTTTTTCCATAGTCTGGATTGTGTTTAAAGCTACTTCTGGTTGTATAATTTTGTTTTTTGTTCCAGTTGGATTGTTTGGATTTGTATAAAAAACATCAAAATTAATTTTAGATCCACCGAACAATGGTATTGATCTAGGTTTTTCTAAAAATATTTTTTTCTTATCTTTTGTTGAAGCAGTTATGAGGGCTTTTGTCATATCTGTATATGAAGAAGAATCTATAACTTCAAAGTTTTTGTTAAATTCCGAATCATTCATTAAGTTGTTCAGTTCATAACTATTAAGTCTTTGAAAATTACCTGTATTGTTAAGTATACTATTTTGCAATCCACCATCTTTTGGAATTATTACATAACCTTTTCTATCCATTGCCTTCTTTTGGTCTGACTCTCTTTCACTTAAAGCGTATGCACCTGCTTTTGCTCTTATGGCTTTAGCCTCGCTTACTGCTTTTCTAAAATCTGGCATTGCAGATTCTCCAGCCTCACCAGTTGCTTTAAGTATATTGCTGATGTTAAACCCTTTACCTGCTCTGTTTTGCATCAAAGCTAAACCAAAAGACATTAGTGCTTGTTTAGTATCTGGTTCACCAGAAACATCTAATCCAGTAACTTCTCCAAACTCTTTGATATAATCTTCGTATTTTCTAGGCTTTACGCCAGGTCTTGCTTCTTTTAAAAACTCATCTAAAGCTTTTACTGTAGCTTTTTTAGCAGGTGTGTCCGCACCTTCTACCTCACCATCAACGGCTCCAGTTGATTCCGCTAAATCTGCATCAAAATCACTATCAAAACTTGTATCAATAACTTGACTTGTATCAACTTCGGAAGGTTTGCTTTTTACCTCCTCTTGTAGTTTGTCTATGGTTGCTTGATCAACCTCTCCTTGTGGGTCAAAAGCACCAACATCACCAACACTTTTACCTATCAAATTTTCTAATGCTTTTGATGTTTCTGATGCTAACTTGCTCTGACCTTCGTCTGTAAAGATGTCTGATCCTGGTATTGATGATGTTTGATCATCTGGCAAAAATATCTCTGGACCAGCACCAAGACCACCAGTTCTTTTTTCAAACTCTTCTGGTGTTAATTGATTTAAATAATCACCAAGTATATTACCACCTGGATTTGTGAACATTCCTATCCCACCAGTTGCTAGTCTACCACCCTCAAGTGCAGTTAAAGGGATGTCCCCTAAAAATTGTAAAACCTTTTCACCTTGCGTCTTAGGTTTGCCGTACATTTGTTCCATGCTTTTGACTGGTGGTATAAATGTTTTAGCGGCAGGCCCCTCACCTGAAAGCAATCCTTTTCCATATGTTTGAGCTAACTCTGCAAATGTTTTAGGTTGGCTAGGAAGATTTAAACTTTTAAGTAAAGCGTCTGTATCTCCAATGTTCAAGCCTTGTTTTGGTGCCATGCTTACCTCTATTAATTAGCTGTTGCTCCGCCAAATGGTGCTATTTGAGATAATGTAGTATATGCACCTATACCTTGTAAAAATGGATTTGCACCTGGCGTTGTAGCTTGTTGAAATGTAGATGGAATACTTGCACTAGGCATGCCTTGAAGAAGGTTTTGACCTATTTGTAATCTTGTAAAAGGCTCTTGTGCTTGTTGCATCAAGTTAGCTCTCATAGCATCTAAACCTGCTTGTTGTTGCCTTTGTCTTAACGCACCTAACTGGGATAACTGAGAAACATCTGATTGACCTAAAGCTTGTTGCAATCGACCTAAATCACTTGTTGTTCCTGCCAATGTGCCAAACGCTTGGCCAATACCACCAGAAAGTCTTCCTGCTTCTTGTGATGCTTTTAAAGCTTGACCAAATCCTTGAGATAAAAGCTTAGAGAGAGTGTCTGATTTTATTTGTTGCAAACCTCTTTCTGTCTCTGCTCTTTGAACACCTTCTCTTGACCCACCAAAAGCTCCTGATTGAATTGCTCGTGCATCTGCACCAGCTCTTCTCATATCTGCCTGTCTGTTAAGCTGACGCATTGCAACATCAATAACTTGATCTTGAAATGGGTCTTGAAATCTTTTAATAGATTCTGGTTGTAAAAAACCTAAACCACTTGTTAAAGCTTGTTGTGCTCCAAGTGCTTGATCTGCCGCTCCTCTCATAAAAGGCTGAAAAGACCCAACCATTTGTTCGCCTAGTTGAGTAGCCTTTGTTTGTAATGGGTCTGTGCCAGCTATTTGAAATCCGGGTAAGTTAAGAGCACTGTCAAGTAATCCCGGAGTTGTTTGGGTATCGCCATCAAACACACCAAAACCAGTTTGCAATAATCTTTTTTGCAAACCTTCTAAATAAGGAGGTAATCTTTGTATATTTTCTACAGTTTGTACAGCCATTATGCTCTAGCCTCCAAGTTGTCCATCATATTATATGCTCTTTGTATGCCTTTTCTTTGATTGCCATCTCCCAATCCTCTGACGGCATCTTTGGTAAGGACAAACTCGCCTGCCATAAGCATTGCAGGCACATCATCTTTTGTTCCAGAACCCTCTGATGGGTCAATACCACCATTTCTTCTTGGAAAATCCATTGGATTACTTAGACCTCCATCTGCGGCATATCTAATCCCACCAAGTTGACCTCCCGGCCCACCATATCCAAACGGCCTTCTTTCAAACTCTCTTCTTGTGTCTTCTTCATCATCTCCTGCAAGTAGTTGTGCAACTAATCCAGCGGTTAACCCCTCACCCATTCTTGTGTTTAATAAACGTGCTAATAAATTATCTGTTCCAATGCCACTTGATTTAAGTAACTCACCAGTAAAAGTTTGAGGTTTAAAGGATTCTGCAACACCTTTTGTGGCAGTTTCAGTTGGTATATTTGATTGACCACTACCAGATGAGGTGGGAACTAATTGATTTCTTTCAATTTCTGCTTTGGTATATTGTCCAGGCTTTAATGTTTGATTTTCTGACATTTGAGCTTGTCCGCCAAAGCTATCTATAGCCATTCCACCAATGCCACTTAATAAAGCATTTCTCAAAGCATCTTTGTTTTTACCACCCATTAATTTAGATGTGACTGCACCTGTTAAGGCTCTTGAAATAAAGGGACTAACAGCAGAGCTACCAAACAATTGACCTATGCCAGAACCAATTGCTGGACCAGCAAAGGCACTTATTGCAATTGGTGCAAGTGATTTTATTAGTTTTCCTAAACTCATAGCTTTATATTATCCTAAAATTGTAATTTCGTCTATGCCTTTACTTTAATTGTTCCATTATCGTTGAAAAGAGCTCCTGTCTCAAGACCTTCATCACTTGTTGGTAAATCAGTAAGTGTAATTTTTGTTCCTCGAAGTTCACCGGGATTTTGTAATTGTGTGACAAGTTGACTTAGACTTCTTACCATCTCACTGAAATATTGTGGATCATACTCGTCTGGTGGTAATGAAAAATTTGGTGGTGCAAGTTGTCTGCTCATCTATCTCCATCCGCTCTTAAATCAACTCTGTTTGTTCCAAGTCTCCAATTTACTTTTGGTGTAGTGCTTTCAACTCTCAATCCAAAAGATCTACCTCTTAATCTTAAATGATTGATTTCTGTTGATGATGTTACAGTGTTTTCAGAAGTTTTTACAAAACCACCATTAGGAGATCTTTGTGCTTTTAATGAAAATATAGCTTTTTTATCATTTTCGCTTATATCATTATCACTATTATCAAAGCTTACATCTGGTAACATTCTTCTTAAAAATACAAATTGATCACCATCCTGAATATCTATAGGACTTGATTGTATGAATGATGTGAAAGCTGCACCATCATTATCGTTACCTTTTTCATGGTTATACACAAGATTAGAATCTGTTGCTAAAGGATATTGATAAACACCTCTATCTATCCAAGAACTTCTTGCAAGATTGCCAACATACCAAATTTTCTGATCATAGTTATAAACAACATATTTATCGTTTTCACCATTTCCACCATTAGATATTGCGTTTGTAGCTGAAGGATAGAACCAAAATACTTCACCAAAAGCTGAATTTACACCCACATACACTTTGTCTGATTGTGTTTCATTAAAGTCTTGAAACACATGGTCTCTTACAGAACAAGGCAAAACCTGAACACGACCATCATAAATATAAAATCTATCATAACCCATCCACATCACAGCATCACCCACTGCAACAGCACTATTGAAACCACGAACAGTAATAGAACTAGCAAGCTGATTTATTCCAAAAGTAAAAGGTGGCCCTATAAACTGCATACTATGAACAGATGTATCTGTTAAAACAACTATCTCTCGTCTTGTTTTTACAGCAGTTATAATTTCAGAACCAGAACCTATTCTCAAATCACCTGCCGTATTAGTCGCACTTGGTATCCATTGAAATGGATTTTCTTGTGTGCTAAATCTTACTAACAATCTATCTTGCGTTGAAGATCCTATAGGATTAGCACCAAAACAAATGACATGACGATCTCTTTCAGATACTATTACTTTTCTTGATTTAGTTGGAGCTGCGTCAGATAGTTCTATTAAATTTTTTGCCCTTGCACCTGTTCCAAGAGTTTTATCCCAATAAAAAATAAAACTATCTTTTTCATTAAAAATTAAATCTTCTCCAAAATTATCTTGTGACCAAAGTCTAATTGTGCCACCACCAACAACATCAGTTGAAGCTAATCCCCAACCATCTGCACCCCATGTACCAGCACCCCAGCCACTACCAGGTACAACTGTATTTAATCCAATGTTTAATTGATACTCTGCATCCGCTGATCCCGAACTAGACAAAGCTGCGGCTGCATTATCGCTTAAAGTTATCACATAACTGTTAGTATTTGTAATCGATGTTATAGAAAACTCATTATTCAATTGAGTGTTTAAAGTAGTGTTGCCTGTGTCTGCATTACTAAAGGTTACAAAATCTCCTTCTATAGCTCCATGAGTAGTGTCGTTTACAGTTACACTAGTGCTGTCGGTTGCCGTTGTGAATGTTATTGCCATATTTTAATCACCCACTATAACTGTTGATTCATTAGTAATAGACACAGTTACATTCCCTACTGTTCCAGTTCCAAATAAATTTGCAGAAGACGGAGGAGTGTTTATAGTTACTGTTCCAAGACCTGTAGTTCCTAATATTCTCAAATTATTTTCTGGGTTAGTTGATTTTACTTCGTAAGCTGACTCTATAACAACTGTTCCAACAGCACCAGTGCCAGCATTTCCTGATACAGTTGTTATAATTGGGTTTCCATTAATATCAAAAATTACAACACCATTAACGACTTTACGTCTTATTGGAGTAATATCATTGTACGTTTGTGATTGTTCAATATAAAATTTTTGTTCAGTTCCTAATCCTAAAAGCTTATCACCTTCTAAATTTGCCCAAGAATGTAAAGTTCTTGATGTTCCTAAAAAAGTTCCAGTAGCATATTTTTCCCAACCGCCAATTTTTTCTGGATAACCAAAACGAAAGCGAATTTTATCGCAATCGTTCCATCCACCTTTATTTGAGTAAGATGTTGTCTCTTTATTTATTCCTGGTCTAAATTTTAAAGACGTTATTGGCATCAAACTAACTTTTATTTAGGATACTTATCTTTAATTGCTTTAATTGTACCTTTCCAACCATCAATACCATTGTGATAAATGTCATCTAGTTGATCTTGAATCATTGGATACTCAGCTTGCCTTTTTTCTGCATATGTCATGTTAGCAATTCTATCAGCTTCGGCATCGGCTATTGTTTGTTTTTCTGTAGCAAATTTTGTTTCAAAACCATAAGAAGATATGTCAGATATAGTTGCATTTGGTGTATCATCTTTATATTCAATTTCTCCACTTGTACCATCCCATTGAATAGCATGAATATTACTATCAACAAAACCAACAAAGTTTGCTGAGTCAATGTACTCACCGTCAATAACTATTCGTGATGTATTTTCTTCTTGACCTTCACATATATATATTATTTTTGCCATAATTTTTCTCCTTAAACTTGATAGTACCAACCAGTTGCTATATATTTATCTTTTGTGTAAACTGCATTTCCTCTATGAGTATGTGTCCAAGAGGCAGGAAAAAAACAAACACTTCCTTTTTTGGGTTGTACTTTTACGCCATACTCAAGAAACTCAGTTTCACCTTCACCTTTAGGTATATCATTTAAATAAATTGTCCATGCTAATATTCTATGTGATGCTTCACCAAGAAAATGTTCTCTGTGCCATTCGTGAAACCCCCCTTTAGGTGGTGTTTTCTGAACTTTTATAACTCTACTGTAACATGGTATTATAGCAAACGATGGAAACTCATCCATATATTTTGCTAAAGCAATATCTAATATCTTATGAGTTTCTGTAGCCAAATCTTCTGTATCATTTCTTTTTTCATCAAAATAAAATTGAAAATCTTTTCTGTTTTTAGAACCATTTTGCTCTGAACCATATGCCATATGAACAGAAGAATCTTTTAATAATAACTCAAATTTAGCAATCATTCTGTCGCAGTAATCATCAGAAGCTATGTTTTCGTATTTAGATATAAATGTTATATTTTTAATTTTTGTCATATCATTCATTATGATAATGCCTTATTTGTTCTTTGTTCCATAAACTTTGATAATTGTAATAAGTTTTGATTTGACTCATTTGCCTTTACCATTTCATTTCTAAATGATTCTATTGCAGCTCCTGCTTGTCTTGACTGCAT